TACGCGAATTTATCTCAGAAAACGGTACGTACAACATCAAGAGCCATCTGAACGGACCAGACTGAACGACCACCAGTGCCGTTCAGTTGCAATCCCTGCCCGCCTATTGGCCAGCAGTTACGAAGCTCTTGTGTAGCAATCATCGTACCTTGGTTGTTGTACAATTCAACGACGAGGTTTTTCTTATACACGGCAGGCAGACGAAAGCCGCCAGTATACGGATTCTGAACTAAGTTTTGCCACGCGTTGAAGTATTGAATCGCTGCAAGCTTTTGGTCAAGGCCGAACATCAAACTAAATCCATCGACACTTGAACCATTAGGCCAGTTGATATTGACAGTGGCTACCTCTTTCGATTTAGACTGATAAACCGAGAAGGGAAGCTCAACTTCCTCACAAGCAAACGGGCTTAGGGATATATTACCAATTACAGGAAAAGATCGCACACGCCACTTGTCCTGCATAAAAGGGTCATCAAGTCCGGGCGCAGTAGAGTCATTCAAGTCATCAAGTGTCGGTAACGGCATTTTACGGCTCCACAATAATGAGTACAGGACGCACGTCCGTCTCTAACTTGAGGAACGTAGCGCCAACAAGATAGCCAGCATTTTCTACGTGCTTAACAACAGCTTTCTCCAAGTCATCTTCCCACTTGGCGCGCTTCTTGTCTCCGTACGGCTCGAACGTTTCCGATGCGTCGTAGTAGTTATACATCTCACCAGACGACATAGGAGTTCTGCCCAAGAACTGAATACGGTTGCAATTCTTGAACGGTGTCTTGCGCAGTAACGCAGTGAGCTTCGTGTCCTCGGACTTAGACTGATTGACAATCTTACCCGGCTTCGGCTCTTGAGGCTCACGATGGGCAGAAGGCAGTTTCTCGCGTGCTGGTGTGTTTTTATCAGCACCTTTGACCCGCACACCTGAAACAGTTCCAGTGAACGGACGGCTTCTGCCTAACAAAGAGCGAGCAGTAGCAGCATCAATCTCAAAGACAACGGAAGGGTCATCGCGATGAAGCACATAGAACTTGTTGCGTGCGCCTGCTTTGATGCCGAACACATCCTTAGCATCGATATCCGCTTCGAATTCTTTGTTCTCAATACTTACCTTACGCTTGCCCTCAAAGCGATACCAGTCACAATCACCAATAGAGACAGAAGGTAGCTTGCGGGCACTTTCGCTGAGGAATATAAGCATAGTGTCTCCAGGAAAAGCGAAAAGGGCCAAAACATCTGGCCCTTAGTTATTACGATGCGAGTTCGAAATAGTCGAAGGACCACTCGATGGATACCGGAATGGCCTGACCAGCACCAGCAAAGCTCAGGTCAGGAATCTGTTTAGGCCATACGCCGAACACGTTGTATTCAGCAGCAACCGAACCGTCCATTTTGAAAATACGGAAGATTGCTTTAACAGCGTACTCAGATTTGACCGCGCCGAGCTGGGTCTGAGTGGCACGAATCAGGTTGTGCCACTCTTCCAGAGGCTTATACAGTTCCATCTCAGCGTTCTCGTTATACTCCGTGCTGAGGGAGTGCGAGAAGATTTTACGACCTGCGTAGTTGAGCTGGTGACCGAACGCTTCTTTCAGAACTTCTTCTACAGTGGAGCCTGGCTTAACACCAGTCTTACACATCAGGCGAAGGGCACGCGCATAATCCGTCCCACCAACAGGCGGGTTCGGAATCAGAAACTCGAAGTTATCATCGAGCAACGGATCCTTTGTGGACGCGAATTCGTCCAGAGTAGGCTTTGGCATCTAATTGCTCCTTAGAGTGAGCCAGAGTTGATGAGTTGCAGTGCGTACTGGATATCGCCTACAGGAGGCACGACAGCCGTTACGTGAATGCGTTTGGTGTAGCGAGTCGGATCAAGATAAATATCAATGATCAGATCGCCGCGCGCTTCGTCTTCTGCGGTGTTGTTCGTGTAGTTACACACGACTTCGTACCAGTCGAGACCACGGCCGGTCTTGATAGGTTCGAGGATTGCTTCCATCGCAGACTTCTGACGTTGCTTAAGAATGTCATCGTTCGGCTCGAAGACGGCACTCAGGTTGTTCGCACGCGCTGATGCATGGAGCATGGCAAGCAGACGACGAATACCGATGTCCTGCAGCGGGCTTTTCGTGGTGTACGTTGTGTCAGCACCCCACATGAAAATACCTTCGCCTTCAAAGATAGCAATCGGGTTGATGTTGTTGTCAACCAAGACATCACGGTCACCCTGTTTGAAGCGATAGCGCACGTCAGTCGCGAAGTCCAGCTTACCGCGAGTCATACCGCCCGGAGCGAGCCATGTAGCAACTTGGTCCGCAGTCAACATACAGTATGCCATGCAGACGGACGCAGGTACGTAGAAATCACGCGCGTTCAGGTTGTCGCGAGCAAGAACGTCAGCATTCGACAAAGCAGACCAGGAACTGATAACGGAGAACTCCGCGTTCTGGTACTCTTTGTTACCGCGGCGGTACGCTACTGCATTATCACGCCCCTGATAGAGAACAGGGATGCCTGACGTTGCGATACAGTCCATGCGAGAAGCGGCCAGCGTGTCGATTTTGTTCGCAATAACAGGATGCTCCAAACCGCCAGAACACAAGATGCCAGCTTGAACATCTTCCCAATCACGATAGTTATCCCACGCATTCACAACAGCAGCCAAGCTACGGTTCGCGATGATTGCGTCTGAGTGGTCAACATCGATCACATCACCGTCAGAGCCGCCAGTCAACTGTCCGTTAACAGCCGTAGGGTTGGTCGGATCAGCAGGGCCGCCACCGACCGCGTTGAGAACTACGTAGTCAGGATCTTCCAGCAGTTTGTAGTGGTTCGTGTTCAGTTTGAAACGCATAAGTTTGGACGAGGTATTGATAACGTCCTCAATGAAGAACTGATTACCAGCTTCATCTTTGAAGTACTTCGTGGTGACAACATGCGTCTCTTCCGCCGTAGCGTATCCAGTGCGATAGATCTTGATAATGGCTTTGATGCCGAGAGCATCATTGACATCAGGTTCGAACGTCGCATAGTACTCATTTGCTTTTGCATACGGAGACAGGGAATAAAGCAGGCCGATATCGCGATCAGTGAACGCAATTTCTTCCGGGTCTTCAAGGCCTGCGTCACCGAGTGGTCGGCAAGTGGCGAAGTTATTATAGGTAGTGAAATACACACCAGCGTATTTGACAGCAATTGCGACACGCGTGATATTCAGACGCGTAGCCTTAGCCATCAAGATCTTTGCAATCGATACGTTGTTTGCATAGCGACCTGTAGCTGGACCGAACATCGTATCGATTTCGGTCGTGCTGGTTACTGTTGTATTCTCACCGACAGGACCTCGCGGGAACGGCAGCACCAGAGTACACATGCCATACTGCACAAGTGCTGCTTGGTTGCTGCGGTCATTCTCCAGCGAGTAGACCCCAGGAGAGGGGTGATTCGGTACTAGCATTGGAAGTCTCCATGAGAATGGGCATCGTGAAACGACTGTTAGAAATTAGCGTACAGTCAGTAACAAACCAGATTAACTCGCTGTTCCACATCACTAACCAGCACGGCAGTATCCATTTTACCAGTCAACGTCAATTGGCCTTCAACGATAATCTGGGCGCCGCCGTAAAGCAGAGTAATCGGCTCAGCCGTGTCAATATACAACAACCCTACGATTGCAGGAAGTTGATAACCTGTAGGCCCTACGATAACACTCTGTTGTTGGATCAGACCGTCAGTAGGAATACCGACTGCGTGGGCCTGCTGTCGAAGCGTTGCGTTCTGGTTGGACGACACCGAACGAATGCGAGAGTCTATGACGAGCGTACGATCAAGCTTACGATACTTTTGACGCGTGTACATCTGTCACCTCTTTCTTTTTGATTTTGGTGCGGTCAACAATCTCGTCAAGGTCGATTTTGATGTCATCGGTCACCTCACCGTAGTTATTAATCTTAGCTTGCTCCATATTGAAACCAATTTTGGTCTTAATCGTGATTGGAATCTCAAGCTCAAAGCTACCCGGCGTACTCCCTTCATCAAGGTCTTCGATGTTAGGCATCGGAACTGAATCACCGTCAACAAGCACACGCACGGACCACTTTGCCGAAGGCATCTCAATAGAGAAGCCGAGAAGCTCTGAGATAGACGCGATAAGCAGTTGTTGGTTGAACAGCAGCGCTTGGTCTACATCCATGAACTTCACATATAACGTTCCCTGTAATGTCACTGGGAAGTAGTAGTTGGTAACGATGATTGCGTTTGTATCAGCAAGACCGTCTTGCGTTACTCTACCTAACGCCCAGCCGCTGCCGTGGCGTGATACATTCTTCGGGTTAGAAAGCAGTTCACGGTCGAACGTCATTGTAGGCAGTTTGAACCAACCATACGGATAGTCTGTGCTCTGATTGTTTGTGGCGCGAATACCTTGTTTCGGGTTGTTATGCACGGACCAGACAAAGCGCTTAAGCCCGAAGCCCTGTCGGAACTGACGCTGAAACCCGAAGATGGTGGCTTTCAATGAAGTTGAATTCTTCAACAAGCCTTCGAGATTTGCACTCATTTGTGGCGCTCCAAATACGAAAAAGGGCGGCCGAAGCCACCCTTTAGGTTACCCGTGTGCGGGTGTCAATCGAATCGTAATGCAATCAAGCTTGATTGTTGCACCGGCTGTTCCTGATTGGATGAGAACGAAGGTTCTTCGTCATCATCAATGTCTTCATCGAATTCGAATTCAACATCGTCTTCCGGTTCGTCGGTGTTAACCTGAGAGATACTATCTCCCGAGTACATCGATTCAGATCGTTCTTCCTCGGCGTTAAGCTGTAAGGCATCGTTGAGAGCAGATACAGACTCGGAGAGCGTGGACATCGAGCTAACTGTATTGACGAGGCACGAAGTCTCGTAACAATCAGAAAGCTGACATTCAAGGAACTCTTCCACATCTGGTGCAGTAGATGCCTGAGCAAGCAGGCGAGCCACATCCAGAAGATTGCCTTCACGCATCGCAATGATTGCCAGTGCTGCTAAGGAACCAGATAGAGTCTTCATGCTTGGTCCTCAGTTAAGAGGGCAACGTTATGCTGCCCTCTGGGTGCACTGCTTACTAGCCACGGACGGCTTTTGCGACCGAACGCACGTTCGCCATGGTGAAGGAGAAGGTGCTAGACAGCAACCAACCGCGGTCGGTGCTGCCCTGGTTTGCGCCGTTGGTCGGAGTGGACTGAGTACCGCCACGAGTGGTGTACATCGCGTGGTAGTCCTGATCCGCCAGAACGTACAGTTCGCCCTGTTTCAGAACGATGTGTTCCGGAGCGCGGAAGCCATCGGTAATCAGTTCCATACCCAGCAGGGTACCCAGACGGCCGGTAGTGATCAAGTCATACTTGCTCACAGGGTCCAGAGCGGAGCTGAACTGGTCATTACCGATGATGTCGTTCCAGTAGTCGTAAGACATCACTGCGGTGCTAACCGGCAGCGGCCAGGAAGACACGTAGTTTTTCAGGGTAGACAGCAGACGCGGAGTCAGGTCACCGTGAATGTAGGTCAGGTCGTTCTGAATACCAACAGAGGCATCAGCAGCCTGTTTCCACAAACGGTCTTCCTGAACCATGATAGCGGTCAGGCCGTCCTGTTGAGCGCGGTCCAGCAGGTCGCCGTTAATCTGGTCCAGATCCATTTTGGTAACACGGATGTTGGCCTTCATTTCGAACTCAGCCGGGGTAAACACTTTACCGCGCAGCAGACGATAACCTGTTTCAGTCGGGCCGGATGCCAGAACAGCTTCCGCCTGGTGAATTTTCAGCTCGATACGAGCTACGTCACCCTGACGCACGGTTGCACCTTTACACACTTTGCGCAGCAGGCCTGCACGTTCAGCACGGTCTTCGATGCTACCAACGATAGAAGCACCCAGAGATGCCCACTTCTCGCCAGTCGGATCTGCCAGTGCTTCGGACAGGATTTCTGCTTTCTCTGCTTGAGACAGAGAAACTACGGCAGAGGATGAGTTGGAGTGAACCACGTCGCCGTTGTGGAACGCGTGCATCAGTTTACCAATCTGACCGATAAGGTCTTTGGTGCTGTTTGCGTTAATCTCACCAGTGCTTTGGCTCAGAGCCAAATCGCCTTTACCGCCGAAGCGCAGGTCTTCCAGCGGAGCGCCATTACGCAGGGTAACTTTCGCGCCGCGCATTAAGGAATTAGTCATTGCAATACTCCTGAGAATTATCTCGTTTAGTTCGACAGATGCGCGACGAATTAGGCGCCGTAAGAAGAAGACATTTCAACGATCAGGAAACCCTTCTCGCTGGTAGGCGCATGTTTGATAATGCAGCCTTTCAGGATGGTACCGTTGCCTTCCAGGGTCAGGCGACCATCAGGACCCAGACGTGGGTTCAGTACTGCATCAGCAGCCCAGTCAGAGTTAGCATCGAACATGGTAGTTGCGATGTTACCCAGCTTGATGTAGCCGATACGGCCGATCACGTTGGACGGCAGACCACCGATAGGAGCATCAGCGGTATACGAACGAGCTTCGGTGACGGTCAGTTCGTAAGCGTACTGAATAACAACTTCTTTGCCGATGTCATCAGCGTGGAAGTAGAAATCAGCGCCTTCAACACCAACAGCACCTTCTGCGGTAGGAGCAGTGTTTGCTTCCTGATCGGCTTTAACGCCGTCGATTTTAACCAGCAGCTGGCCAGCCTGCGGCAGGCGGGTAGCAGTGTGTTTTTTGGTTGCGTCAACAACGAAGCGCTCAACGCGCGGCATGAACGCAGGCGGCATGTTGCGAGCCAGCGCGAAGCCAGCGAACACTTCACCAGTTGCACCAGTGGACAGACGCAGATAGGACTGACCGTTTTCTTTGGTCCAGACCAGCGCAACGCCTTCTTCGTGGATTACTTCGCCCGGCAGCAGGTCAGCTTCCTGGGTCTGTACGATATCAGTAGCATTTTGAAACAACATAATCAAATTCTCCGAAATGAGAGAGATAAGTTAACTAGCTACGGCGTCACTCAGAAAGAGGAACGCAGTCGGGCCAGTTTATCATCGAACGAGCCAGTGGAAGCTGAACTCTGGGATTGAACAGGTGCATCGGTCGCCAGCAACTCAGCAGCAGCAGGAGTGCGCGGAGCAGGAGCAGTTACAGCTTGCTGTTGTTGAACAACAGGCTGCTCTACCTTAGCTTCGGTGGTGTGGCCAGCCGCGGCTTCGATAGACTGAGCGATTTCGTCCTGAGCTACTTCGGACTTAGCCATCAGGTCGAGGGCTTTAGTCAGAGACACGGACAGGAAATCTTTTCCGTGAGCGATGAATGCACGTTGCACCAAGCCGCGAGCATCACGCACACCGGCAGCAGCCAGTGAGGAGCATAATGACTCAACGATCGGGTTACGAGCGTCGCCCCAGAAGTTTTTGGTCAAGCCAAGTTGCGCAGCGGACAGCGCGGCAACCAGACGGTCTTGACGGCTTTCAATCGCATCGTTGATCGTAGCTGAAACGCTTTCGGTTGTTTCAGTAACGCGTGCGTCAGACTGAGAGGCCAGCAGAGCTTCAACAGGCATTTCAATCTGGAACGGCATAAAGCCGAACGCGCTGCACGTATCAACAACACCGTTAGACAGCAAGCTGGAGCTTACGGCGCGAATGAACTGTTCTGTCTGGAAGGTGCGAGTAGCAACTTCTTCGCCGACAGCGTTTGAAACAGAGGCGAAGGTAGCGCGAGCAATCGGCGTACCATCGTAGAACAGATGGACAGCGTCAACTTTACCGCCAATGCCACGAGACAGGCTGGTCAGAGTCGGGTCCAGTGTGCCGTGCTGCTCTTGCGCGGTAGACAGACTATCGAAGGTGCGAGAAACTACGCCAGATTCAGAATCGAAGTCGTCTTCGTCTTCGTCGATGTCGAGATCTTCTTCTTCCAGATCATCTTCATCATCGTCAAAGTCGTCTTCTTCATCATCTTCGTCTTCACCGGACAAACTCATGACGCTTGAATCGGATTCAACTTCTTCCTCATCTTCTTCGTCAAAATCTTCGTCAAAATCTTCGTCCAGATCATCTTCGTCCAGATCGTCTTCGTCGTCGATGTCGTCTTCGTCGAAATCGTCCTCATCGAGGTCGTCTTCGTCGTCCAGATCATCTTCATCCAGGTCGTCATCGTCAGAAGACAGGGAATCGATGTCATCGGCAGACGAATCAGATTCGATATCTTCATCATCTTCGATGTCGTCTTCGTCTTCGTCGTCCAGATCATCTTCGTCCAGAATGTCGATGTCGCTGTTATCAGAGCTTTGGGATTCAACATCATCCTCAGCTTCTCCATCCAGCAGGCCGGCCGAGCAATGTGCACAGAAGACCGGGTTGTCATCGGAGCTTACCGTGAACGGCTGGGCGCAATTTGCGGAGCAGCTAAACACGTGAGCTTCAACGATGTCGTTTTCGGCGACACTGGACAACGCCAGAATAGAATCGGAACCTTCTGCACGTTCGCAGGATTCAACTTTCATCTGGTTGTACGGGTTAAAACGCGCTTTGTTGGCAGCGGTGAAGCCACCGACGCTTGACAGCGCAGTAAACACCGAAGCAGAAGAAAGAGCTTGCGCATATTTCTGCGTTGCTTTCTCCAGCGTGGAACCTGTTGCAACTAAACCTTCGTGCTCGTGGTTCTCATCTGCCGCAGCAGACTCGGCCAGGAAGTCACGAACGCGCTCGTCAGTGATCTCAGAAAGATCCGCCGAGCAGGACGGACAGGCGCCCTGGATGTTCGCTGAACTGTCGCTCACAATGTGGCTACCACAACCATCCAAGCAGATAGTGTAGTGTGCTTTAACATCACCAGCGGTAGATTCGGACGCGAACGTGGCCTTTTCAACCATATCAGGGCACTCTTCCAGCAGTTCATTACTGCCGGCAGGGTTGTACAGATCCGCGCTGCTTTGGGAGGCGTAACCTACACCATCTTTCGATGCGTAGATCATAACGTTTTCACCCAAAGCAGTTTTGCGGAAGTTCTCTACAGCCTGATTATGGTTTTCACCGACACACATGATGCCCGAGAATCGGGAAATCTTTGGCATGGTAAAACCCTCGTAGAATTTAGTCGTTGTTTCGACAGGTTAAAATTAACGTATGTAGAAAAAATAGGGGTATTTTCTACAATTTTCTGGAGGTGATATCTGACTCAGGAATATGG